CTTTATTCATGCTTGTGACCTTAATGGCTAGGTCGTTCAATATGGTTGATTTGCCATGCTTAGGTCTGCTTACCCATGCATATATATTACCGGGACGAATGCCACCATAAAGGCGATTAAAATTTGGATAAGGAGTAGCTAAGCCAGTATCTTGAATTGGATTGTTTCCGCGTTCTTCAATTATTTCTATTACATTAGCAGTAATATCTTCTGGCTTGTTATTCTCAGCAGCGTAAACGCAAATTTTGCTATTGTAGATCTTATCTGATTCGGTAATGATTTCTTCAATTTGTTTTTCTGCGCATGAATTAGCAAACTTTTTAATATCGTCTCCGGTCTGCTCTATCTCTCTTCTGATCCTGAGCTTAAGAAGTTCTTTAGATCCTTCAATTAAACCGGCCTGAGAGGTGGGCACAAGGCAAATGCTGTTGACATAATTAAAGATATCAATAGACTGGTCCTTAAATGTGATGCCAAGGTTCTTGCATTTTTGAGAAATCAAGACCTTATCAATTTGCTCCCCTTTATTGAACGTCTCTTTAAAAACGCAAAAGATAGTATAATGCACCTCATTGATAAAATCACTGTCACTGATAAAAGATTCAACGTCGGCAAAAGAAGTTGGATGCCTAATTAATCCAGACAATACGTATTTTTCTACTTGGAGAGAATAAATGGCCATTAAAGATTGATATTAAATTTGTCTTTGAAAAACTGCTCTGACAAGTCTTTCACTTCGTTTTCATAAACTTCAACCAACTGAAACTCATTCAAAACCAGCCACTTTTCCTTAGCGACATCTCTCTTGATTGATTTCAAATAGTTCAGCCTAGAGTCTCCGTGAAAGAATTTATTGTAAGCGGAGTGCTGTTTGCCGTGAACTTCTACGGCTATTCTTAGGGTAGCGTTAACAATGTCTACTTTAAGCCTAGAACCAAATACGGGAAACTCTTCGTAAACAATATGATTCTTCCAGTACTTTTTAAGAAACTGCTTTGTATTAAACTGAACCTTAGACCGAGAAGCCGCCTCCCAATCAACTAAATACTGAGAGACGTTTTTGCTTACAGCTTTACCGTATATATTATACAGCTTCACTTCTTTAAGGCGCTAATGAACTTATTAAAGAGATATTTAGTAACGTCTTGGTGCTCCTCAAGGAAGTTCTTTAAATTAGCTTCTCCTTGATGCTGCTTAGGCATTTCAATGTTGTTCTCTGCCAATTCTTTAATAAGCTCGTCGGTAATAGTGATCCAAGCCCCCTTAGCATGAGCGAACTCCCAAGCTAAAAGCTGGTCAACGATTTCATACTCAACCCAAACACTCGATCCGTTAGACCGCTCATACTTAATCGGGTAACGAACTTCTCTTCCGGACTTTTCATTGGGAGTCTTTTTGAAGATGATTTTGCACCAATGACCAACTGGATTGCCTTCTCCTTTAGCGTTAGCGTAGATAAGATCCTTATTCCAGCGCTGTTGGAACTCAAGAATCCAATCTGAATAATGCAAAGCAGCATTTCCTCCGCTTGCGTTAGTTACTTTCGGATCGCCTTTCTCGTATGGGTTTATCTTAATCGATGATCTGACTTGAGACACAAGGAAGCATATGTGGCCTCTGGAAGAGAAAGCCGCAGCCATTTTGCGAAGAAGATCAGATGTTAACAGGGCTGCTCCAGCCGTTTTATTTGCTTCCATAGCAGACTTGGCTAAGTCATTCCTAGGGACCAGAGCGTCAAGGCTGTCGATGATAAAGAAATAAATATTTCCATCATCATTATTTTTAATTAGCTCACGCATTGTGTCGGTGACAAATTCATAATCATTAGTAGGAATAACCCTCCACTTAGCCGGATCGGTGCTTACTCCAGATCTGGCAATCATGTTTTCGCTCAAACGCCCTTCAGACTTAATATAAATAATGCATCCTTTTTCTGGATGGGTTATTTGAAAATTGCGAGCAAACGCCAAAGCGTTGCTGGTTTTGCCTCCCTCTGTGATTCCTGAAGATCGGATGATTCCGGGATGGATGCCTCCGCTCATCTCAATATCTAATGTCAAGCTGCCGCTGCTAATAACATAATCAATATTATTATCAAAAGCGTAATGGTGGTCTTTATTTCTATTTAGAATATTATCAAGAACCTTCAGCTTTCCTGATGATGTATCCGAGTCTGGATTCTCTTGAATTTCTTTCTTTTGTCTTGCCATATTATGTCTTATTAAAAATATTTAAAAAATCTTTTACTGATGTAGGTTTTTTTACAATTTCCGTAGGAGGAGCTACTGGATTATCTTCTAGGATAATCTCCTGCTTTTCAAAAGAAAGAGACTGATATTTTTTGATATCATTGAGAAACTTTTTCCCATTTTCTCCCAAGAACCAAGTCAAGGATATAGTTTTGGTCCTACCATTTAAACTCATAAGCCAATCAAAACCATACTCTTTTATAAGCTTGGTAGCTACGCGCATTTCATTAGGCCAATTAATATTTTTTTTATCAATCAGAAATAAAGATATCACCTCTTGCTGCTGGCTTAATTTCCTTGGCTTGCTGGTTCGCGCAGTCATCGAGGACACTATGACGCGCGGCTACGATTTGTCAAGCAAAGAAATGTCGTGAGCCACCATTTTCCGGACAAGGTTGTGGAAATCGGTCTTCGGGAGCCAATTTAATTCATTCCTTGCTGGATTCGAGTCTCCAAATAATAAATCTACCTCTGCTGGCCTGTAAAATTTTTCATTCACCTTAATCAAAACAGAAGAAAGAGGATCTTTAGAAATAGCGTATTTAGTAGATATGCTGAACTCTTCGCTAACTCCAGAGCCATGCCAGACTCCTTCTACTCCAACTTCACTGAAAGCAAGCCCAATAAATTCTCTAATAGAGTGAGTCTCGTTACTAGATAAAACATAATCTTTAGGGGTTGGTTGATTGAGCATTTTCCATACTCCATCAACAAAATCTTCAGAATCAGACCAGTCTCTTTTAGAGTCTAGATTGCCAAGTTCAATTGGATTAAATGGTTTTGCATTTTTTATGCAATCATATATTCTTGCAACTCCTTTGGTTATTTTTCTAGTGACAAACTCTTCCCCGCGCTTAGTCCCTTCATGGTTGAATAAAATGCCATGTATAGCATATAAATTATAAGAGTCGCGATACACTTTTACAAGTTGTCTTGCGGCAGCTTTTGATGCGCCATAAGGGCTTCTCGGTCTGAGTGGGTGGTTTATGTCTTGAGGGCTATACGAGACATCTCCGAATTCTTCGCTAGAACCAGCAGAATAGAAGCGGCACTTTGGTTGGAACCTGCGAACAGCTTCTAGGCAACGAGCGACACCAGTCGCGTTTGAATCAAAAGTCTGGAGAGGAATGTCCCAACTACACCCAACAAACGATTGAGCTGCAAAATTTATAAAGTAATCTGGCTGTATATCTCTGACGAGATTATCAATACTCACGTTGTCCGATAAGTCGCCATAAACAAGCTGGAACCTTTCTTCTTTTAAGAAAGATTTGCAATTAATAAAATTAGGGTTTGAAGTCCGCCTAGTCATTCCGAATATCTTGGCGTTAGTATTTTTTAGAAGATACTCTACCATGTTAGAGCCGTCTTGGCCAAGTATTCCAGTTATTATTATTTTCATGGTTTTATTCTGATTTGGTTATTTAAATACCAATTATAAGTATCTTTTAATCCGTCTTCTAGTTTTATTTTAGCTGCATATCCTAACTTATTTAATCTAGAACAATCTAAAAGCTTTCTCATTGTTCCATCTGGCTTAGATAAATCAAATCTAATATCTCCTTTGTATCCGACGATTTCAGCGATCTTGTAAGCTAGGTCGTGTATAGAAATTTCAAATCCGCTTCCAATATTAATTTGAGAAATATTTTGAGAATATAAATCTTTAGCGTCTAGATTTTTTGCTATATGCAAACATGCGTCAGCCATGTCGTCAATGTGCATAAACTCTCTTTTAGCCTTTCCGGTTCCCCAGATTTCAATGAATGGCTGGTTGTTTATCTTAGACAAATGGAACCGATGCAGCAGCCCCGGCAAGACATGAGAATTCATTGAATTAAAATTATCATTTGGACCATAAAGATTAGTAGGCATTACTGATATAAAATTACATCCATATTGTTTATAATAGCTTTCGCACATTTTTATTCCAGCGATTTTAGCTATTGCATAAGGCTCGTTTGTGTACTCCAAAGGAGAAGTTAGCAAATACTCTTCTTTAATTGGTTGTTCTGCAAATTTTGGATAAATACAAGAACTTCCAAGAAACAAAAACTTTTTGACATCGGAGAGATATGAAGCGTGAATTAAATTGTTTTGTATTTGTAAATTTTCGTAAATAAAATTGGCGCGATAAGTATTATTAGAATGAATTCCACCAACTTTAGCTGCGCAATCAATAACTAAATCAAAATTATAATAACAAAAATATTCAAAAACTCTGGCCTGGTCTAGTAAGTCTAGTGCTTTTTTTTCGACAGTGTAAATTTCAACGTCTGATCTATTTGTTATTTTTTTTAAAATAGACGACCCGACCATTCCCTTATGACCAGAGATGAAAATTTTCATAATAAATTTTTTAATTTTTAATAATTTTGTAAAAATCAGAAATGTTTTCTATATAGTCTTTTATATCGTAGGCCGTAGAGCATATAACTAAAGCAGAATCATACCCTGTTAAAAACTTTTGCCAATCCCAAGTCATTTTTTTTATTAAAACACCATCGCCTTTAAGTAAAATAACTTCTTCTTTAGTTTTGCCGTCATCTAGTCCAACTAGTATAGATCCGTTGGTACAAATAAAAATCTGTTCGGTTTCGTAATGAGCGTGTTGACCGCGAATCTCATTTTTAGGAACATTTGTTACGGTAAAAACTCTTTTGGGAGCAAATGGTAAATCAAAAAATTCTATCGGTAACAAATCGCCGCCACTAAGCTCGCTAAATATTTTATATTTCCTTTTCATACTGATTTAATACATCAATTATATAATTCAAATCTTTTGTTTTCAATTTTTTATGCTCAGCCGCTCTGATTCTGTATAGGTGATTGCTTGTGTTTTTTAAAAAAATTTTTATCGTTTATTCCCTTATCATCAATATAGACATCGGCATTTAATTTGACGCCAACTCTTAATAAATGATATTTAACGTGCCATTCGCATAACTGTTTTTTAGTCATATCGTACCAATCTATTTTTGTAACGCTACCTCTAGCCGTATCTATTAATATGGTATTTCCCTGATAGTATAATTTATTTATTAAATCAATGCGCTTTTTAATAGGTTTTGAATTGCCATAATCATTGCCATTAGTTAAACATATGGTATTGTCTAAATCGAAACAATATATTTTATTCACCTCTCAATGTCTTTCTTTTTAATAATTCATTTTCGCTAACTTTTCTTGGACCATAA